GCATGACATAGTATCTAAACAACGAATATATTTAACATAGAGATCTTCGTTCAGGATGATTACATCATCACCAAGAACAAAGAAATCATTGTTAAATGATTTATTGTTTAAATACCACAACAAGAATCCGTGAGTCATTGTAAAAGTACCAAAACTTGGATACAATCCCAAGGGTTGGCCTCTTTTCCAACGAATCATATCATTTGTTGAAGTTAACCAATGTAACCGGCTAATTTCAAGAAATAATTCTATGTCTGGTTGATTACCAAACAAAGATCGGAGACAGGACAGTTGAAGGGTCATTGGAAAATGATCCGTAGCTGAACTGAGATCAACAGAATGACATGTTGAACCTTGTTGTAGAGCATACTGCACAAACGGTACTGCTTTTGACTGATCAAACGTACAATCCCAAGGAAGCGATTGGACGATCGAGTAAACGGAAGAACCTAATGGCTGTAAAGCCATTTGAAAAACGAGATGAGGAGATGCAATAGAACGCATCTTCCCACCTTCTTGCATTAGGAAGTGAACTTCTCCTCCTGTTGCAGGATAATTCTGAACACGAACACTGTTATCATGAGATGTATCCATAATAAGAGAGTCACGTGAATAAGAATTAACGTCAATCCCCGTAAATACTGGATCAAAAAGACTCCAATACTTTTTGAAGATTTTCCGAAAACTAGGCACCTGAAGAAGCGTGCAATAGTCTACGATACCAGAATCAGTTGACGAACGAGGAAACAATCCTTGTAAGCCAGGTCTGTATCTAGAATCGGATCCACGATAAGAGATAATATTATTCATATTATCCCTTTTGATCGTCTTCATGCCGAACGTTCTTCGTAGAGACAATGCAAAGTCTCTATGAAATTCATTTGACAAGTTATCAGGCTTGTCAGATGATACTGCTACCCTAAACTTACGTCTTTGGGCTGCAGTAGGTTTCTCAAAGGTGAAATACGTATAACACATTAAAGCTTGAAGAGCTTTTCCAAAGTTCTTCTCACTTAATCGTGCCCAACGTATAAGAGATCCAAAGGATCCCTTAAGATCACCACGCCGATTTCTTGCGAAACCAGATGGAACGTCTCCTCCTTTGATCAACATTTGCTTTAGAGCTTTTACACGCTCAATAGCAAATATTGCACCAGAACATCGGGCCCATCGAATAACTTGAGAACAAACATCATTCACAAGATATGATGGGATACCAGTCACACTAAGTCGAAGACTCAATCCACTCTCAAACTGATCATTAAAGATCAATTAGTTACCCTCCTTTCAGAGGTTATCCTAAGGTTTGAGAGAAGGGTCGACCTTCTCCTCAGGAATAGTAGCATCC